GCGTCAAGCCCGAAGTTACTTATAACCCAATCGTAATTATTAACCATTGTATTATATCCGGTAGAATTACGGTTCGTAATAAATTCGGGATAAGGTGTTTTGGAACATCCTAATTTCTTGTAAAACTCCGGTAGGGTCTTACGTGATACAAATTCGTTTGCCAATTCCATATAACGCCGTTGCGTATCGGTAAGATACATATTTCCCGGTTTGTTCCTATTATGTGTAATCTCATGCCAAAAGGTAGCCATAGCGTCTGCTTCTCCTTTTGTTATGTCTGCCGAATGTCTTGTAGCTATCTTGGCTAATGCAGATTTTACCCCGGCTAATCTATCCGGCGTTAATGATAAACGCCCGTCCATGTACGTAAAACCGTTTACCCCCGTTCTTCTCGTTGGGGTTAGTTTTAAATCTCCGTTCTCAAACCATTTTTCGGTAAGTTCCTTGTTTATCTTTGCAAAGGTTTCATCTACTTGTATATCCGAAGTGTAGGCGGTTCTTAATGCCGGATGCGGGTTATCTCCGCCTTTGGCTACTTTCGCTTTAGCCTTCTGTAAATCTGTCTTAGCTTTTGATAATGCTTGTTGTAGCTTTGTGATGCAATCGCCGTAATAGTTTGAAGTATGTACTTCGTTAGCATTTATAATATTTGTGTATTCCTTTTGCAGATCGGCAAAGCCTTTCATGTCTTTTTCTATAAAATCCCGTAGGTCGCTTATAGCCCTAAGCCATTCACGCTTTCGTTGAAGTAGAACGTTATCCACTTTATCTATTTCTCCGGTTAATGCGGCTCTGTTACCGGAATTGCGCAAAGTGTCTAAAGAGGAAACATCCAAACCAAAGGAATACGCCCAACGCTTGTAATAAGCTATATCGCTGTCGAAATCCGTACATGGTTCTACGGTATTCATTGCTTTACTTGCTATTCCAGTCTTCAACCCGCCGCTAATCTTTCCGCCGTTGAAGTTATCGCGAATATAATAAGGCATAGACTTCCAGCCCTTCGCACGTTCTTCAATGCTGCTGATGTAATCCCGAAAGGCTTTAGGTACGTCCTTAACTGTCCGTCGTGAAGGAAGGCTTTTATACTGTGCGCCCTTAACAATCGCTTTTAGCCTATTAGCCCGGTTCTTGTTGTATTCGTCGTAATCCGCCATGATGGGAACGGCGAAACAGCGGCATTGTGGATGCCACCCTACGAATTTGAATGTTTTCGGGTAATCCCCTGCCAACGTGTCGCAAATATCCACGAACGGAACGGGTTCGCCTTTGGAGTTCTTTATAGTGTGGTTGTTGCTAAGCATTACACGAATACCCACAATAAAATCAAGCTGTTGCCATCGTAAGTATTCGCTTTCCCGGTACGCCATGTTTATTTCGGTGCGTGTCAATCGCTGGGCGTTCTTTGCTGAAGAACGGTAAACACCTTGTCCGGGGTGGTACATCTTTGCCGCCTTACTTAGTCGCAGGTTGCCGCCTTTATCGCGTACTCGCCTATAAAGTCGGTCGGGTTCATTCAAGTATTGTCGTAAATCACGGCTTAATTGCTGTGCGCTTTTTCCTTCCCCTAATCCTACGTCTATGCCCAATTCCATAGCGTCTTTTAATTCTTCGGCATACTTCCAAACCCTTTGGCTAAGGTTCAAACCGTTTTCTTTACGTTTCTGAAATGCACTAAGGGCTTCAAGGTTACGCGCTTGGTAACGTTCGGCTTCTTCTTTGGTTAGTTTGGAAGTCCGAAGTATGGAAGCTAAAAAAGCGTCGTTCTTCTGACATGCTGCCAGCCATTCGGAGCGTTGCCCGGAAGTAACTACGGCTTCAATCTTTCCGGCAAGTCGGGTAACAATGCCGCGCGCCTGCTTCTTGGCTTTCGGGAAGTCGTCAAAGTTAAACGTTCCACCAGCCGGAAGGTTAATCTTTCCCGCAAGGCTGGCAAATTCATCCGCCGCCGTTTGGTATAGCTTGGCTACTTGCTTTGCGT